GACCCCATAGACGCAAACTTCCTTAGCGGCAGAGTTATACCGCTAGGGAGAGTTGCTCTCGAACTTCTACATGCAAAGACCTGCTTCCGGAAACTAGGAGCAGAGCAAAGCATGTCGGAGACGAGATTAGCAGACACTCGGTCGCTGGCATCCGACATATCAATCGTCGCATTTTTGCGACTGATCGACGATTCGGTAGCAAGCTTGGCATTAACAGTTTGACGAGTGAAATTAACTCGTCCACCTGTGTAGCGACTTCGGTGCTCAATCCGAGGTCGAAGCCAAGTAGTGATGGATTGCTGTATGTATTGCATACATACGGGTTCCATCCCAATGACTCGAGGTGACCGCTGAGTTTTAGGGACAAAGAGGACCTTAACAGGACTCTCATCCCGGGGAAGTAACTCCGTGTACTGGGGTAGAACGGACCCACCATCGAAATTTCGGATCGAAGCGATACCGAATTCGGTGAATGGGAATTCCCGTTCCAACCGTTTTGGCCAAGTAGCGAAGTGGTATTTACCATTTCCGCGAACTCCCTCTACAGTTGCCCCAGGCCCATGCCTTGGAGCATAGTATTCAAAAGGATCCCGATAAGGGATCCCTTGAAGTACATCGCCCCAAACGATATTAGACACACTACGAAAAGCGTGCCTAAGACCGTCACTAGTGGCATGGTTACGAAGTTGTCGTTCAACGTCCACGTAACCGACCTCCGCAGCTCTCTGTCGACTGTAAGAACAGTCGGCTTTGAGCTTCTTGGCGAAGAGGCAGATCTGCCGAATCGCCAGGATACAATCGGAGTCCGGTTCCGCAAGGAGAACGCCATCAGGACCATATACCCTCTCCATGAACCCTGAGAGAAATCTTGGGTAACATGTTCCTTTCCGTGCTTTGAAACGCGGAAAGTGAGCCGGTGAGAGGGATCCAATGTCCAGCCCTCTTTCGAAGGCTTGACAAAAGGATGGAAGAGTGATAGTGAGAAAGCTATCACCTTCATGTATAGTCCTCCGCGCGACCGTTAAAAGGTCGCGGTTGGGGTTGGCACCACACCTGATACTGCAATCTTGCAGTATCAACACAAGGATGTCTACGAGGCTTTTCAGGTTACGCTCCTTTCTAGGGAACGGACACCTCCAAGGCCCACAGACTCACATTGTTTACGGTTACGTCTCGCCGCCCTGAATAATACGCGTAAGAAGCGTAGGATCAGCAGAAGAAGCTACAAGAAAGCTTCCAACGCCAACCATCTGCTCTCGCGCGATATTAGTCACAGTGTTAAGCGTAAGGATAGGCCCTGTCGAGGGAATATCCATTACAACATAACATGACTGACTCGCCTGAGCGTATATGGATGGATCGGCAATCGTAGCGGCAGTGCCAAGGACGTCAAACCTTACGGTAAAACGATTCCTG